TGGAGGAGCTGGAAGTACTGGCTTAGGAAGTGATGCCGGAAACCTGACCTATGGTTGGGCAACTGGTGGCGGTGGTGCAAGCGGGTATGCAGCGGCGACACCTCGTGTAGGAGCTCGCGGTGGTAATATTATAGATCAGGCAGGAAGTACTTTATTGGCCGGAGGATTAGCTGGAGCAAATACAGGTGCAACAGCCGGTAACGGAAACGCTCCTACTAGCCAACCATTAATGTTAGGCGGAACTGGTGGTGGTGGTGGTGGTAATGACGGAACCAGTACAGCGGGAACCGGTGGAAACGGTGCTCAACCTGGTGGAGGCGGTGGCGGTGGTGCAGGAAATCTTAATTCAAATCCTAGTGGAGCCGGAGGAAATGGTGGGGATGGAAAAATAGTAATTATAGAATATTTTTAGTGAGGAATATATGCAAACACAAACACCATATGCCGCAATAGCTTTTGCCATACTAGTTATGATCACAATACTTTTTTTGGTATCCTGTACATACTCCATTACTATGGTACATACACAAGGTGAAGCCTCAGATGTCGTAGACGAGACAGCAACCAATACACCAAGCACAACAGTTAGTCCAAATTTCAGTATACCCGCAGCAGAACTATAGGAGAATTTTATGCCATTATCTAAAGGTACAAGCAAGAAAACAATCGGAAAAAATATTTCAGAAATGGAGCATTCAGGACATAAAAAGTCTCAAGCTATTGCTACTAGTCTTAACGAAGCAAGAAAATGCGGAGCTAAAATCCCTATGAAAAAGAAAGGTAAATAATATGCATAAAAGAATTATGAAAACCGCAGCTAAAAAACTAGAAGCTGACGCAAAACATTACGAAAAAGAAGAAAAGAAAGCTCCTACCAAAACGAAGAAAAAGCATGAACAGGTAGAGAAGAAAGAAGCAATGTCCGCAGCTAAGGATATGAAAAAAAGAGCTAAATCTGCACACGAATATTGATTGATTGGGCTAGGTCGATGGCGAGGCACCTACTAGTTAGGATATAGAGGGTTCAAATTCCTCAGCCCAAAAATTCAGTCGGTTACAAAATGTAACCGACTCAGATTATATTTTAGTACATAGATTTAAATTCGTATACCATAATTGCCGAACTTGGAACACCGATTATAATAGTCGACGCATATATCCCCACATGTATTGACAAAAAAAAACAGAAGCCGTCATTGTACTGGTCACAAGCACGCACGATATAGCTAGACTGGTTTTTGGATATGCAATAGAAAGCTCGAATAAATCAACGAATTTTTGCATTATATATCCATTCTGTTCACGTGTGAAGCTATTTTGAAGTTCTAAATGTTGTTCCTTTGTCCAACCTTGTCTTGGTAATTTAATATCTAGACCACGCGATCTGTATGATCTTTCACACATCTCACAAACTTCGTCAGGATAATTCTTCTCAATGAGATAACCATCCCCACGCTTTAAACTTGATTCGTCAAACACAAGTCTCCATGCCTGTTGAAGACCATAAGTTCCATCTGTCGGATAGGCTGTTAAACTGTTACTTGCAGTTACCATAAATTATTCCTTGAATTGATGATTAATCTAGTTGTATTGCTTTCAAATTCATAAATGTTCTTTTAGTGGCTTCTTGAAAATCCTCTAAACTCATACCTGCACTAAATGCTGTTTTAGCTTCATGATCCATAATACCGCTAAATACTCCATTAGACACATTTCTAGAATCTTTAGATATAGCACGAAACCCTTCTGATAACTTATCAGCATTTCGATTATTTTGAGCTTGAAGTTGATCAATACGATCTTGTGCGGCGTCTATAATCTTTTTCATATGTGGTTGAGAGTAAGTTAAATCTTTAGCAGTAAATATTATGGCACAACCTACAACACAACATCGATTGTTTTGATGTTCTGCACTTCTTTTATTTTCTTCGTCTTTATGGTTTAACCAGTTCACTAAAGCTGACATTTCATAAACATGGTCACAGGGTGTTTTAACAGGAACAGTAGGCAATTCATTTGTGATTGGACATTTAAGGCCATCAAATACGTTATCTTCTAATATTCTCTCGAATAGAGGGTACAGATTATCTTTTAATGCATTTCTTTTCCAATCAGCAAAACAACTTGTTCGTGAAATTACCATGGTTATTGTGCGTTTACCTAAAGCATTTCCTATCGCCGTACCTGCTAACCCACCTAATGCGCCACCTGCTAACCCACCTACTTTAGATCCGACTGCTGAGTAACAAGCTCCGACACTTGCTCCAATATTAGAGCCAATCACACTACCAGATACCGCACCTGCCGCAATAAAAACACCAGAAGTGAATTTTACTGAAAGCTTTATAACTTTATGAGAACCCTCAACACATTCATCAACACTTTCCTGAATCACCTTCCTAGATGGGTTATCGCTATACAGTTCTAGCAGTTGTGTTTGTTGTGCAGTGATATTTAAACCTACAGACGACATATTTTTCTCCAGAAAAATGTTTTTAAAAAATATAGTACTTGTACAAACTTTATTTTCTTTTCTTTTTTTTGGACGATTATAGGTTTTTTAGGATTTATGAAAAGCATTAATTCGCATCTCTATTTAGAGAATACATAAACATATACCTTGAGTTATATCTTAAACCAAGTATAACCCTGTATGATTTGGATATAAGTTACATCGCGTTACATAAAATCCTAAAAATGATATGATGATTTTGAATCCAGAAAGGCTGGGTAAGTTCCATGTGGGGAACTTACCCTTTATTTATTGAGAAGTTATTCTCCAGTTGCTTGTAGATTCCTTCCTATATTTATCAAGGTCAACTCCAGATAATTCTGGAATCTTCGAATAATCAACGTTTCCTTTTCTTTCGACTTTCTGTACTGATATTCCACAACCCTTAGTATTATGCTCGGCAGTCAAGAATATGAGTTCATTTCTAATATTCTCTTGCTCTCTCTCTAAATCTTTCATACGCTCTAAAACCGATATCCATTGAGAAGCATAGACATTCCATAGATCATCATTTCTATTTACGTAATCACTATCGGATGGTTCAGGAACAATCCTACTCTCAAGGCACTCATAAAATTTAAGCTCCTCCGCCACCATCTTTTCGATATAGTCATCATCCCGTTGTACCACCAATGTAACACCATCAGTGCCATCAAAACTGTAGTAGAAAGCCCAGTCTAAGCCTGTCACATAGAGTTGATGCTGAATTTGAGGGTAGTAATGATCTGGAACCTTTCCGGATAGTGCTATAGCGTGATCCTTCTCACCAGGACATTTAATCTCTACGATATAGTTACCACACTCGCTCATACCATCGAGAGAAGCCATCGCCCATTCTTTTGTGATAACTCTAGGTGATACCTCTATACCATTTTGGATACAAAAAAGCTCTCTAGCCATAGGCTCAAGATCTGTACCGCGTTTCATTCGATCATTCATGAAAACATTAGTATTTTCGTTGATTTTCTCGTTATAGAGTTCTAATTTTGTTTTCCATTTAGATTCTCCCATGATCACACAGGCATCAGTGGCAGTGATTCTGCTAGTCCTATAATGCAACCATTCCGGTGTACCTTGAGTTAAATATGCTTCCATGTTTCCCTCCGGATAATCCCTTGATCGTTGAAATGCTAAACCTCATATCGTTCAGCTATATCTCTGTACGATATTTCGTATGGAACATACAGTTTTCTAATCTCGAGCACCTCTTTTTCTGTCAGCACAGAATTACTATTACGCTCACCTAGGCAATCCGATGCTTTACACTCATTAAATACTCTAATTAATTTTTGCATATTGCAGTCTCCTCTCTAGATATTCGATATGATCCTGCAACGCAATTACTTTATTTGCAAGAATCCCCGATATTAAAGCATCGGGGAATTCTGTCATTTCTAGCCATTCGGAGGCATCAATCCGTACTTGTGCAATCAGATCGTGTGCAGTCATTATAGAGCCTCAATATTTATGGTTTCTGGTTGCTCGTATGTTTCTTTCTGTTTCGCGCGGTGCTCTTCCATATTTTTAGTAGCAGCAATTTTCAGTTGGTTAAATGCATCTACAGTCAATTCTGAAAGCCTTTCTATGTTGTAGACTTGTTTTATATTTTTGATAAACCAACGCTTATAATTGATGTCACACTCATCTAAAATCATATTTAGTTCCTGTGCCTGCTCTAATGTAATTTTTGTCGTAGAGTATATCGGCGTGACATCAATCGGATCGGCTTGCTGCATTTCCTCTTTTGTATAAACCCCTGACATCTCCGCAGGAAATGCCTTTCTTAATGCCTGGGCTTCTGCGCATTTAGCTAACATAGTCCTAGGCATGTTTCCCCACATACCCGATGCTTTCTTCTCTCCTGTGGCTCGATCTGTGAATGTCTGGCAATACTCATCGATATAAGCACTAGATGACACCAAGTGCCAAGTTCCATCAGCAGTCTGTTTTTTGATATATGCCGTCGCTGATAGAAGCCCTCCCTTCTCATCGTATGTATAGGTAGGCTCTACACCTGGCGCATATCGTTCTGTGCGCTCTGCAATCAATCTATAGCCATCTATGCCTGTTTGAATGGTCATAGTCTCTCCCCAAGAGCCATTAGGAAGCTTGGCTTTACGTTTAACAGCGTATATTTGGCGCATGAATGGATCGAGTTTGGTTTTAACGCAGGCCATCAGAAACACTTCGAACTCATCATTAGTCACGCCCTTGCAGATGGAATTTTTGAGTATATCAATTTGCTTAGGGTTAAAGTGTGAAGCGATATTCGATGTTTCATAACTAGCGGGCATCACGGCAACTTTATTCATGTTCTCGGCTCCTGTTTTAGGAATGTGTTGATTTAAACCAGGCGCAGCAATATGATTATCGCGTTGCCGGCTTTGTGGTTGACTGTATTGCTGGTTTCGATGTTGGTTTATTTGTGGTGTTGACTCTCTACTATAAGCTTGCATGTTATCCCCATATTGTAAAATAAAGTTTTTTTATGTCACTCTCAATCGTCTAATTGAGAGTGATTTTTGCTGTATTCCGCATTAAGCTTTTCCCAAAGCTCGTCATTTGTTTTTACACCGTGTTTTTTTCGTGCATAATATAATCCCAATCTAACGACCGTCATTGTTATATCCATGTTATCTCTCCAACATTAAGCAAAAGTTGCATCCTCGCGCTGAACAGCAAGGGCAACTATCATCTTGATCATCATTGATACTATCATCTTGATAGGCGCTTGGGTCAAACTCGTCGTAATCTATTTCGTTCATATATACCTCCTAGTCTGTAAACCAATCGTACATGAAAATATCATCTCTACATGTCGAAGTTTTTACATGTTCTAAAAAATCATTTAAAGCAGACTTAACGCTTTTTTCAAATGACTCGGGAACAAGTACAAATCTAGATGGAGTAATTAATTTGTTGAAAACAAAATAACTATATATAGAGTCATTTGCTGCCGTAAAAAATTCTTCCTCATCCAAATCAAATGGGGTTAGATTTACGGATCCGTCTGAAAATTTTGCATTTATGATTTCTTTGACTTGTTTTCTGTTATAGCTAACTGATTTCATGTCACTTTCCTATTTTTTGTGTTGTTTACTCTGTCACCTGCTACAAACTAGCCTGATTTAACAGGTCACCTAGCGAGACTAGTGATTGCGTTTATAGTCGTAAATATAACACAATTGGGAATTCATAACAATAGAAAAACAACACTTTCTGCATTTTTTTTCAAAGATTGCAAAATATCCTTGGTTTTACTATAATGTGTTGAGAATCTTAAATAGGTGTGAAAAATGGATAAACTTAATTTAAAAGCTTACTTAGCCAATGTTGGCATGACGATGACTGAATTCGGAAATAAAATAAATTATGATAGAACGTATTTGTCAATGGTCTCTTCTGGAAAAGTGCTTCCTGGACGTAAACTTGCAAGACAGATATTCGATGCAACGAATGGGATTGTACATTTACAAACCAAGACTAAAAAGTCCGAGCAAAATAATCAGCAAGAGCAGAAGCAAAACTGTGACAGTTGATCTAGGCGGTTTTTTGTGAGGGCTGAATCTCACACCATAATGGGCGTTAAATATACGTTTGTTCTCATTTTGCAACAGGCGCATAACAAACCTCACACGTATCTCCGAAATATGTTGCTTAAAACTTTATTTTAGGTGTAAACATATAACATTGCTAGGAGATTTGCATATGATACGACGTAATTTTTCGAAGATAATCAAGAAAGTTCCGTCGTGGGTATGTCTTAGAGATATTCCAGCTAATTTTTTATATACATCGGCTTAAAATGAAAGGGTGTTATGCTTTCACACACAACACCCCAACAAAGAACTAGAACTGAAAAAGAAAAGTATCAAAGTGAGAATCTGACCTCTCACTAATCTAACAAGATAGTAATACTCGTTAGCTTATCATTTTGATACATTTCGGTCTAGCTCTTTGTTGATTAAAGTAAACTTTAACAGCAAGGAAATCCAAATATCATGAAAATTCAAGCCCCAAATTATACGCAAAGTCCTAATATTCTTTTCGATGAAATATTCAAGACTTTGATGGAAGGAGAGCTACGCATTATCCTTGTTATTTTGCGTCAAACTTTCGGTTGGCATAAACAATGGGATCAAATCAGCATCGGAATGTTAGCAGAGAAAACAGGAATGGAAAGACGTTCTATCTTTCGATCTTTAAGTTCCCTTATGGAAAAAGGATTAGTTGAAAGGAAAAAATTTGGTAAAAATGGAAAGGAAAAATGTTATTTTTCACTAGTTCTTCAAGAGCCTGAAAAAGAAGTATGCGAATACGACGATGAAATAAGCGAAGAAGAAATGGAGATGCTTTCAACTAATTATTACGGACCGAATGAATCACGAAATGAGGAAATTAAAAAAACTTATACCGGTGACCGAAAGGTACCTGGACCGGTGACTCAAAAGATTTATACTAGTGACCTAAGCCCACCCACAAAAGAAACT